CGAGAGTTTTTTGATGGAAACCGGTAAAAAAGCCTTCATCAAGACCCGGCTTTCAGTTGGAGACGCCATTCAGTCCGCATGGATCGTTGGCCTTCATTCGACGGACACCACGCCTCGCGATGCAACGATGCGTTTCTTCTTTGAGAGCGTCGATGCTTCCGCTGCTTGTTATTTCAACAGTGACAACAACTCCACCGACAGCGACAGCGGCACTATCGCTACCTTATCGGACGACACGTTCATCACTCTGGCGGCGTACTATGATGGCGTCACCAGCATTGAGTTGTATGCCGATGACGTGTTGATCGAAACTATGACCAGCATCACCGTCCCCGGCGCTGAGATGGCGTTGGGCTTCGGTTATTGGAACGGTGCCGCCGGTGCGGAAACCACGGACTTCGATTACGTCTTTGTTGCGAAGGAGCGGTAGTCATGCACACCAACTTGACGAAAGTTGGGGGTAAGTGGGCCGTCGAGGTTATCGGCGGCCCCGACGAAGAAACGCTGGTCAAGACCTACTCTGGCCGTGAACAGGCGACGAACCAGATCAGGCTGTGGGGCAGCGGGCAGTCCGACTTGCCTGTTCTGAAGAAAAAGGGAGCCGTTAAGAAAGAGACGGCTACCAAGACGGTTGAACCGAAAGCGAAGGTAAAGCCGAAAGCGAAGGCGAAATCGAAGAAGAAATAGCACCCATATATTGAAGAGGATATAAAGATGTCCCAACCAAAGGTCATCACTCTTAGCCCCGACGCGCTAGACCGTAACGGGATTTCCACAACCGAGACACTTCTGGCTACACGGCTGGATTTTCTGATCAACGGGGCGTTGTCCACCGGTTATGACCGCAACGGTATCTGCGCCGCTCAGACCACCTCGGCGTCCGCAGCCCTAACTTTGAATGGGGCGCTCGGCGTTGATTTTCGGGACCGACGAGGGGTATACATCCTTATATTTTCCGCTGGTGCCGATAACACTGGCATCAACTTCGTCGTGGTCGGCAAGGATTTGCAGGGCAACCACCTTACAGAAACGATTACCGGCGCTGATAACGGTTTGATTGTTCTAGGCTCGACCAAATTCTACAGCGTTGCGTCAGTCACCTCGTCTGCGGCCATTGACGGTAACGCCGAGGTTGGCGTGAATGGTTATGCTGAGTTCGATACCCCGCAGCATGTGGCCCAGTATTCGGCTGGCGATGATACCGGAGACACTTATACGGTTTCTGGATATGACCGTTACGGGTTCGGGGTTACCGATAGCATCACCGGGGTCAGTGGCGGGACATCTACCACGCAGGACCAGAATTTTGGCTGGGTGGACCGTGTTTCCTCCAGCGGAGCCTCTGCCGGGGCCGTGGAGAGCGGAACGAACGGTAAATGTGAAAGCGGTTGGCACGTCCTGAATTATCGCGGGCCGGATTTCAACGTGGCTATTGGCTGTACGACGGGCGGGGCCACGTATGCAATGCAACATACATATACAAATGTGTTGGCAAGCACCTTCGCTGAAAATGACGCCGTGGTGCTGACGCACCCATCATTGACGGGGGAAACGTCTACTCAGGACGGCAACTACACAAGTCCACCCGTTGCCACTAGATTAGCCATAACGACTGCGGGGACCGGGCCAGTTACCGCCACGATCATTCATGCAGGGAGAAGCTAAATGGCGATTTTAGGAACCCTCCGAGTTTCATCGGAGGTCGATAATTACACCTTGGCCGAACTTCTTGATCTTCTTGGTAGCCCCAAAGGGGTTAAAGATACATTAGCCAATCTTGAAAAGGTGTCCAAGAAGGCTAACAAGGCTATCAATGACCTAGTCAAGGCCGAGAATGACCGCGACAACAAGATGGATGCGGAGAACCGCAAGCGGGAGAAGGAAATCAATGCCATCCACAAGGACAAAGAAACTCTTGCGGTGGCGTGGGCTAAACTTGAAGCGGATATCGCCGCCCACAACAAGCGCAACCAAGAGGATTGGAAAGCCCTCAAGCGGGATCAGGAAGAATACAAGCTGAAGGAAACCCAGTTGGCGAAGGCCACGGAATATATGGAAAATACCCGCGAGCAGCTTACTCGCGATCAAGAGAAGGTCGGTGGCATGGTGGCAGAGGCCAGTAGAGGCGCGATTGTAGACCGCAAGGTCGCTGAAAAAGCAAAGGCCGACGCCAAGCGTCTGAACACCGAGGCAAACCGCAAGATGGACGAAATGAGGAAGCTGGTAGCCTAAAATGCACAGACCGAGGGATTATAAGAAGGAGTACCAGACGTATCACAAGAAGCATCTGAAAGATAATAATGCTCGACATCGGGTCAGGTACGCCGCCGAGAAGGCTGGAAAGGTTCGGGTGGGGGATGGTAGGGAAATTGACCACGCCAACAACAACCCTCGTGATAATTCGCCAAGCAATACCCGCATCATGTCGAGGAAGGCCAACCGGGGCCGCAAGAGAAGGAAAATTTGATGGCTAAAAAATTGCCTAAACAGCGTAAACTTACTAAGCGTCCCAAGGTCAAGACGACTAAGGTAGTTCCAAAGACGCGCCGCGACATACTAGAGAGTGATGACTTTAAGGAAGCAATGCTTTTTGACTACCGAAAAGCTCATACGGAAAGAACCAAAAAACGCAATCTACCCGGCCCTGAAATAGTCGATGCATCTGATGCGGGGGATTATGATCGCCAAATAGGAATGTATGGAGCAGCTAGACGGGATAGGCTGGAACATACACCGATGTTTGGGAGTTCAAAAAGACCTGGGGGTTACCTCCCTGGAGACTGGAAGAAGACTGGTATACCGTATATTGGTAGTTCTCGCGCTTCCAAAATAGTCAACCGTGCTAACCCCGGCAAAGGCGGTGGTATGGTTGGACGTAGGGGAAAGGACAGAAAATAATGGCTGGCCCCCGTAAAAAACCCCAGAACAAGAAGAAACGGAAGAGTTATGCTAGGGGTGGTCGCCTTAGTAGCCTTGCGACTCCCATCGGTCTAAGTGCCAGTGAGGGGCAATTTACAGTCGCGGGTGATTTTCTAAAGGGGCTTCTAGATCGTAGTGGGATCAGCCCTGATTTTCTCCGTAACCTTCGTATTCGTGGGCTAGGAAACGCTCCAATACCGGGGCAGTTTTCACACCCTACAGTTATTCCTGCGACTAAAGTTCCCCAGGCTAGGGTTGCTAGAAAAGCCGGTAAAGCTGGGGGTATGGTGAGCCGGGGTAATGGTATAGCACGGACTAAGAAAGGGACGAAGTACGTCTAATGGCCGCGCCAACAACATCAGGGACCGCTAATTTCAAACTGGACATCCTCCAGATTTGCGAGGAAGCCTACGAACGCGCCGGGGGCGAGTTGCGGACGGGGTATGACCTGCGTTCAGCCCGTAGGAGCCTTGAATTGCTGGCTCTGGAGTGGGTGAACCGGGGCTTGAACCTCTGGACGGTACAGGAAGCCAGCCTAGCCCTGACGGTGGGGACAAGTGTCTATAGCCTTGCGGACGACACCATAGATGTCCTTGACGCCGTCATACGGGATGGTAGTGGTGCAACACAGACGGATTTCGCCCTGACACGCATATCGGTATCCACCTACGCCAAGACATCCAACAAGAACACCGAAAGCCGTCCGACCAGCATGTATATCGACCGCCAAAACCGGCCCACGGTGACGCTACATCCGACGCCCAATGACGCTGCCCAGACGTTTAATTATTGGTATGTCAGGCGCATTGAGGACTTGGGCGACAACACCAACAACAACGACATGCCTGAACGGGTCATTCCGGCGCTTGTTTCCGGTCTGGCGTTCAATATCGCCCTCAAACGACCTGAATTTGAGGCACGGATACCCATCCTCAAGTCACATTACGAGGAACAATACGAATTGATGGCATCAGAGGACCGTTCCAAGACGGCCTTAATAATCTCGCCGTCGCAAAGTTTTATCGATGTGGACCTGACATGAGTGGAAATTTTGCCGCCGGGAAACACGCTTTTGGGTTCTGTGACCGTTGCGGGTTTCGTTATCCGTTGGCGCATCTGGTGTGGGAAATGGAAAACAATCACCGTAATGGACTTCGTGTCTGCAAGGATGCGTGTCTTGACCCGGATCATCCACAGCTTCAGTTGGGCCGGATCAGGATTTTCGATCCACAGACGCTGGACAGCCCACGGCCAGACCTCGCCAAAGTAGCCAGTCAGAGCCTGTTTGGCTGG